ATAATGATAGAAGGAATCGATTACTGTTTTATCTACCCAAAGGATGATAAGACAACGGTACACATCAAGCTTTTCACTGGTCCATATAAGGACACCACATTCAAGTTTGGTAAGGTCAAAGTCCAAGAAGAAGACGAGGATGGAAATGCACACTTGATTTTCGCCTATGATGTGTTATCATCTACAATAGACAAGCCCAAGAAATTGGAGAAGAACGATGAATTCAAGAATTACATCGGTAACTTTCTGGTGGAAATGATGACAGCAAATATTGATGAGGAATACATAGATGAAATTGGAACCGATGATCTTGAAGTCTCTGGTGTACAACGAGGAGTACTTCCGGAAGGTGATCCCATTTCTTAAGCCAGAATATTTTACTGGTACCGAGAAGTTACTATTTACCGAAATATCGCAGTTTGCTCTGAAATACAACAATCCTCCTTCGACGGATGCACTCAGCATCTCCGTCAAGGAGAAGAACAACCTGTCGGATGACGAGGTCGATAGCGCGGAAACCTTGATCAAGGAAATCGAGATAAACAAGGAGACCAGCGCACAGATACAATGGCTGGTGGACAAGACGGAGAAGTTCTGCCAGGAGAAGGCAATCTATAATGCAGTCCTAGCCTCCATATCGATCCTGGATGGTAAGGATAAGCACCAGGAGAAGGGAGCGATACCAAAGCTACTCTCAGACGCACTAGCCGTAGGATTTGACTCCTCCGTTGGTCACGATTACCTGGATGACGCAGAGGATAGGTTCGACTTCTACCATGAAAAGCAGAATCGGATTCCGTTCGACCTTGAGTATTTCAACAAGATCACCAAGGGTGGAATCCCACCAAAGACGCTGAATATCATTCTTGCCGGCACCAACGTCGGTAAGTCACTCATCATGTGTCACTTCGCAGCCAGCTACATGGTGCTCGGTAAGAATGTACTCTATATCACCATGGAAATGGCGGAGGAAGAGATTGCCAAGCGGATCGATGCAAACCTGCTCAACCTGGGCATGGACGAACTGATGGAGGTTCCGAAGGATGTCTATGTCAAGAAGGTTGACCGCATCCGTGACAAGACGGTAGGTAAGCTTATCATCAAGGAATACCCAACCGCTGCTGCATCCACGGTCCACTTCCGGACACTGATCAACGAACTGAACCTGAAGAAAAGCTTTGTTCCAGACGTTATCATCATTGACTACCTGAATATCTGCACCTCCGCACGTATCAAACCAGGTAACAACGTCAATTCATACACATTCATCAAGGCAATCGCGGAGGAGCTTCGTGGACTCGCGGTGGAGATGAATGTACCTATCTGGTCGGCTACACAGACTACCAGGTCTGGCTACAGCAGTAGTGACGTTGAACTGGAGGATACCAGCGAGTCGTTTGGTCTTCCAGCAACCGCGGACTTCATGTTTGCTGCAATCAACTCGGAGGAACTGGAACAATTGAACCAGTTGATGATGAAACAGTTGAAAAGCAGGTATGGCGACAAGGCCTTGAACAAGAGGTTTGTGGTAGGTATCGACAGGCAAAAGATGAGACTGTACGATGTGGAGCAGGTGGCGCATGAGGATATCGCCGATTCTGGTCAGGACAAGCCCCTAAACACATTCGGTAAGGGAGAAGCAATAAACAAGTCAAAGTTCGCACAATTTAAGGTATAAATATTCCCATTTGGGGATATCAGGTGTCACAAAATACTCTACTATCGGATATAAATGAAATTTACGTTGGTTACATTCTCGCGGGGGAAGAATGGTATGATGACGCCGCTGGTGTGCAGAAGCAATTCAATCTCCGGGTTTCTCAAGTATCCAAAGAAGATTATGCAGATGCCATAGGCAAATCCAAAGTAATGGCAAAAGAATTTGTTTCTTGGGCTAAGAGCAATGAATATAAAGGTCGAGTAACAGGAGTTTGGTGGACAGCAAGACCTGGAAGTATGAGTACAATTGTCGGGCATGAAGTGGATCAAAGGAAGAATCCAACAGATATTTTGGTACAATTTCAGAGAGGTCCGGCTGATGGATTTTTGGGTCTATCTGCAAAATCAACTAAAGGCAAAACAGACATAGGGTTCAAAAACCCAGGAATAGGAACACTTGACAGAAATCTAGGTTTGAAATTAGCCGATAAGGCCAAAAAAACTACCGAAAAAGTCATAGACCAGTATGATTTACCAGACCACACAGAAAGACGTAAAGCATTCATACGAGCAAATCCGGGGATAAAGAAAATAACGGAAGAAATTGGATCATACCTATTAGCAACATTAAGGGATGACTTATTAACCAGGTTGCTGAAAATGGAACAAACGGCATTACTGAAATACCTATTATCGGATTGGATGGATGCCGAAATTACATATCCACCTTATGTAAAAGTCACAGGTTTTGGAAATAAAGAACCATATCACGCGAAGGTTACAGACCCAGTATCAAATGAAAAACTGGATGCACTATCTAAATATAGAATAAGTCTGCAACGGGTAGGTAATGAATCTATTGGTGTTGGTGCGGAAGATCATAAAATAATGAAAATTCGTTTCAAATATGAATCGGAAAAAATGGCATCTACCATAAAACTCACTGGAGAACCTTGGTAATAATTTGAAAGTTATATTATGAATGAAATGTTTAAGGCGACAGTTATAATACCCACTACTGGGGCTAATACAGTAGTACAGGCAATTCAAAGTGTGCTGGACCAAACCATTCCAACATGCTGTTATATTGTTGTCGATGGAATGAATCATTCCGTGAAAGTCGCAAAACTTGTGAATGTTGGTACGATGCATTATAACCCACGTTTTAGGGTCTGCACCATACCCGATAATGTCGGCGCAAATGGATTCTATGGACATAGGATCTACGCAGCATTCACCCACCTCGTAAATACCGAATACGTTCTCTATTTGGACCAGGACAACTGGTTCGACAAGAACCATGTGGAATCGTGTATAAATAAAATCGAGAGCAACAAATTACAATGGGCATATTCTTTGAGGAAAATTCATGATGTGGACGGTAATTATTTGTGTAACGATAATTGTGAATCTCTGGGTAAGTGGCCGACTTATCATGGAGTCAATCACGTAGATACCAGTTCCTTCTGCATTCGTACAGACGTTGCAAATAAGGTGGCAAGTGTATGGCACGGTGGTTGGGGACAGGATAGAGTATTCTATCAAGCATTATCGGAACACTTCAAGCAATATGATGGTACCGGCGAATATACCCTCAATTACAGGGTAGCAGGTAATCAAGGTTCCGTTACAAAAGAATTTTTTGAATATGGTAATAAAGTGATGGGTGACAAATATAATGGGGAGTTTCCATGGGCAAAAAGAAAAGTTTGATTATTGGTGCATACGACAGGTATACCTTCGACAAGATAGCACCATGGGTTAATAGCATTAACCAATCCGGTTTCGACGGTGATAAGGTAATGATCGTATTCAATAGTCCATTGGATGCAGTCAATAAATTGTTGGAGAAGGGTTTCAGTATAATCGCCTTCGAACGCGATGAAAATACTGGTGCATTCCTCCATAAATCTAGTTTACCAATTCACGTTGAACGATTTCTCCACATATACAATTACCTCCATGAAGACGACAAGTGGAAAGAATACGAATATGTAATCACCACGGATGTCAAGGACGTAGTATTCCAGTATAATCCAGTCGAATGGTTGAAAAACCATCTTGCTGCAAAAGTAAGTGTGGAAGACGAGTTGCTTTACGATCCGTTGTATATGTATGAAATGGTTGCTGGTTCGGAATCGATCAAATACGAACATGAACCTTGGGGCAACCAGAATCTACTTGAGACATATGGACCATACATACACAATTTATTCAAGGGTAATGAAATCTACAATGTAGGTACTCTGGGTGGTACTGCTGAATATATCAAGGACCTGTGCCTGAATATCTTCCTGTCTGGTATCAATCGTCCTATTCCTATCGTAGATCAGGCCGTATTCAATGTCCTGATCCAATCCCAAC